GCCTATCCAGCCGAGGAATGGCTCGCCGAGGTTTGGCACGCCTGCGCGCGTGCGCACGCGCTCTACTTCGGCGGCGTCGCCGTAGCTCTCGGTCGGCGAGGATGTGGGGCGGCGGCACTCTTCGCGCGCGTAGCTCATGTCGACGGGCTTGACGAGCACCAGCGCTGCGAGCCCGCCGTTTGCCAGCACGACGTTGGCCTGCTTGATGCGCTTCACGCCGCGGCAGCCGGCCGGCAGCGGCACGAAGGGGCTGATGCCGGCCGCCGCTCTCACCGAGCTGACCAGCGCGCCCGAGGGCTGGGCGGCAGCGCAGTAGACGGTCTCGGTAACGCGCTCCACGTCGTCGGCGTCGTCGAAGGTCACGGTGAAGGTGCCACCGCCTACCGTGGGGGCCTGCGCGACCATCATCATCTGCACGCCGGTGCCGTCGGTGTAGCGCGGCAGGATGGCGGTGTTGTCCATGACCTGGTCTTCGCCCGCTGCGTCGAGATCGACGAATGGGTAATAGAGCAGGTAGTCGAGCAGCATCAGCGCCTGGTTCTGGTTGGTCGTGCCGGTGACGCTGGCCGCGGCCGACATGACGAGGTGCTTCTTGAGGTAGCGCTGCGCCCCCGCCGCGAGCGGCGGCAGGTAGATGCCGTTGTCGGTGTCGAGCGTGGCGGCCACGAGCGGGCTCGAGGCGTAGTAGTTCGGCACGGGCACGCCCGAGGCGGTGGAGTAGTCGAACCACTGCCCCGCAATGGTGGCCGTGCTCGGCGGCACCTTGCGAAAGAACGACAGCCACGAACGCCCGTCGGCGTCGCTGTCTGCCCAGGCCCTGACGTTGGCAAACGACACGGTTTCAGTCGGCCGAGACGGACAGCGCGCCGATCGCGAACTGCGGCTGGATGCCGGCAGAAACGTTCAATGTGGCCGAGAGCGCGCCGGAGATCATCATCGAGACGGCGCCGCTCGACGTGTCGACGACGGCAAAGTGCGTCAGCGCGTTCGTGCCGGCCGTACACGCGCCGAACTGGATCAAGGCGGCATTCGTGAAGCTGCTGCCGCCGTCGGTCCACGCGCTGGCTTTCGTGAGTGCCACGCGCGCATAGCCGGTGTAATCCGCCTCGGCGACCAGGCTGGCCGTTTCTCCGGGGTCGCCGGTGAACAGCGCGAGGTACTGCGTAGCGCCGGCCCTGTAGCTCGGGTCGGTGCCCTCCAGAAACATCTGCAGGGCGGCGTTTTCGGTGGTGTTGCTAAGGCTCATGCGATTCTCCTAACAAGTTACTCATGCCGTCCCGCCCTCGTTCGTCCCGGTGCTCGCGAGCAGCGTCAGGTAACGCTGGCCGGACTTCGTGTCCGGGATGACGGCCTCGATGTTGTAGACCGTCGACCGCTCGACGGCGCGCAGCTTCGCCGTGATCCCGTCCCGATAGCGGATACGGATTCGGTGCGTGACGCGCGATTGCGTCGAGGCGGCGGCGATCAGCTCGCGGCCCGATAGCGGCGTGACCTCGGCCGGCATGGTCGGGCTCACGTCGAAGGCGTCGGCCCAGACCTCGACGCGCGCGCCGTCGGAGTCCATCTCTTCGACGAGCGCCTCGAAGGTCAGCCAGTGGCGCATCTCAGGCCATCCCGAGGTTGACGCGCAGCGGCCGGAGCAGCGACTGCGCGCCGTTCGGAATCTCGGACAGCGCCTTCTCGGCCGAGTCCTCGCGGTGTTCGTACCAGTCGGCGACCGTCAGGAGGATCGCCTGCTTGATCGCCCTCGGTAGCGTCTCCGCGGTGTAGCCGGCCTGATACCGGACCTTCACGCCAGCTAGCGGGTAGGTGTCGAAGGTCGGCCACGCGGCGCCCGCGAGCGGCGCGATGCGCGCCGGCTTGGAGTAGTCATCGACGGCGAAGTCGAGGAACGCCGTCGTCTCGGAGTCGTTCCCATAGAGCACGCTCTCGATCTCGACGAGCGGCGGGTGCGCTATCTCGATCTCGGCGCCGTCGTCAGGGAAAGCGTCGAGCGCGCCCTCGTAGGTCTTAAGCTTGATCGAAAGCCCAGTGAACGCCTCGGCCGACTCGATCGCCGCGTCTCGGTAGGCGACCAGCAGCGCGTCGTCCGGGTGGCTGTCGATATCGTAGGTGACGACGGCGCACTGCAGGCGGCACTCGGCGAGCGTGACGAGATCATCGTCATCGTCCGAGGTCGGGATGACCTTGCAGCGCATCATCACTTCGCGTCCCTCCCGTGCTTGACGGCCAGGCGCCACGGCATCCCGCCCTTCGAGTCTCCGGGGCTCGTCTCCGTCGCCGCCTGCGCGATCCAGAAGCTGCCGCCGTAGGTCACGCCGTCGCCCGGTTCGTAGGCGCGGCCGATGGCGTAGGGGCCGCGATCGACCGGGATCGCCGTCGTGATCTCCTTGCGGATGATCAGCCCGGAAGACGCGGCGATCGAGACCGCGATCGTCCGGCCGCCGTCGAGCGACTCGAGCTCGAAGTCGTCGACGCCGACGCCGTCCGCGCCATCCTTGCCGTCTACGCCGGCCGGGATGCGATCGAGCGCGCGCTGCAGCATGTCTCCGGCCCGGCGCTCGAACTCCAGGCCCCACTTCGCGACCGCACCCTCGAGAAGCGGCGTCACGTCCTCGATGGTGACGCTTGCGCCGTCCTTCGGCGTCGGGATGGCGCGGAGGACGCGCTCGTACACGTCGCTGAATTGCTTTCCGACTTCGGCGCGAACGGCGGCGTCGAGCGCGGCAGGGTCAAAGTCGCGGCCGTCGATGCCCTTCTCGCCGCGCTCGCCCGGCGCTCCGTCCTTGCCGTCGCGGCCGTCGATGCCCTTCTCGCCGCGCTCGCCCGGCGCTCCGTCCTTGCCGTCGCGGCCAGCGTCGCCCTTCTCGCCGCGCTCGCCCTGAACTCCGTCCTTGCCGGCTTCGCCTGCTACACCAGGTGCTCCGCGTTCGCCGACGGGCCCAGACGCTCCGTCCTTGCCGTCGGCCGGGACGCGGAACGAGGCGCGGAACTCCTCGAGCCTCCGGTCGATGTGCGCCTTCAGCGTGTGCGAGAGCGACTTTGCGAGGTCGTGTAGGTCTGCCATAGCTCTCAGTCCTTTATCCGCCGCGGCGCAGCAGCCCAGGCGCTCGGCCGGGGATGTATTCCCAAGGGCCGATAGATGGCGGCGAAAAACGGCGCCGTTCGCGCGCGTCCTCGAGACAAAGCGGAATGAATACTCCAAACTCGGCCAAAGGCGACGACATGGCTCCGAGTTTATAGCCGTTCAGTTTCAGCGCATCGAACCCGCCCTGCGTAGTAATCTGTGCAGATCCGCTAACGTCGTGCCCGAGCGCCTGCCATGAAGCAAGATTCAGCATCGTCCCGCCGTTACCGCGCCGGCCGACATGCCCACTATTTACCAGTGTCGCCAGCCTGTTATATGAACTTGCAGCCAGGAGAAAACTTGGAGAAACAGAATGGAAAAGCGGAATGCCGCTTGTGCCTACGTGAGCGAGTATGTTATTTTGCAGATAAACAAAAGATAACCCGCCAGCGTTTGCGACGGTTATGACGCCGCGAGAACTGAATGACGAGTTGTTGTCAGCTTCCAGATAATTACCGACTATCCATGCGGTGATTGCGTCATTTATGCGAACAGTCGAGCCAAACGTATAGTCTATTTCGAGTGCGAAGTTTGCATAAAATAGAACGTCTTGCTCGATGTTATATCCACCCCTGCAGCCTATCGCCACGTTCCCGACGTAGACGGTCCACGCCCCGGCCGGCTGCGTCGGCGCTCCACCGCCGCTGGCGTTTCCGCAGGTGAACCCGTACTGTGCCGTCCGGCGCGCGATGTTGCCGCGGAAGATCGCCCCATAAAACCACGGCTGGAGATCGTAGGCGTTCTCGCGCTTGAACGCCATGTCGACATCGTTGTACTCGATGACCCAGCCGGCGCCGTGCTCGTTGGTTTTTCCGTCGTGAATTGAGATGCCGTCTCCGGCGCCTGAGTCAGGGTCGGCCGTCCCTGAGACGTTTAGGCGCGTCGAGGTGCAGACGTTGTGCCCGACATAGCCATTCTCGGGAGAACCACCGTCGGCAACTTCACCGGAAACCGCAATATAACCTTTGGTCTGGTCGGTCAGCGTGCAGTAGCTGATGCTCGAATTCGATCCGCCAGGCTTGCACGCTTGGTAGAAGTTGATGATGACGCAGCGCAGCGCGATCAGGCACGCCGCCAACTGGGTGCCTCCCCCGGTCACCTTGAGCGCGACCGCGCCGCTGTCCCAGGCGCTGTCCATCGTGCCGGTGATGTTCTGCTCGATGGTCACGTCG